TTAACATAATATACATAATGCGCACTGATGTAGTGGTTCTAATGGGCTTGTAAACACTACAGCAAATCCGGCACAAACCATTGAAAATCCAGAGATTCCAAGCCCACTATACTTTTTTGCTATGTTTGCCCAAGCTTGTTGCGCTTCGTACGTTTTCGCTTTATCAGCTGCTAAGTACACAAGCACAGTTTCCTTGTCCGCTCCAATAGCTTCAGCTAGAAAAAGAGCTTCTGTTTCAGTTAGATAGCGACTTCCATTTCTAATGTTCGACATTTTCTGTGTGCTGATACCCAAATCATGGGCAATCTGTTTATCTTGCACATAGTTCTTTGCCTTTTTATAGGCGTCTAACAGTTCATTTATGTACATTTCTGTTTTCCTAACAGTTTTCTATTTGATCATTCTAGCTCATGAGCATGCAAATTCGGGTATTTACAGTATGCAAATATGCATGTTTACTGTATGCAAATTCGGATACTCACTTAACTTGCTTGGTGTTGCTATGAAAAAACTCTCTACTCAGAACGCGATCATTCTTGATACGGAAACTACTGGTTTAGGTTCTCAAGCAGAAATTGTCGAGTTCACAGCTATTTGTGCTCACACTGGCAAAGTTATCGTGAACGAACTTGTTAAACCAACTTGTTCGATTCCTGCTGAAGCAACTGCTATTCATGGCATCACCGATGAAGACGTTAAGGATGCGCCCGACTTTCACTTAGTCTTCTCAAACCATTTTCTTCCGCTTCTTAACGGTCGCCCAATCATCATCTACAACTCAGATTTTGATACGCGCTTAATTATCCAATCTTTGGATAAGCACTGTAACGCTGCTTACGTTCAATCCGTTCACGATTTGTTTTTCAAGTTCTGTGTTCCTCAGTGCGCAATGCTTTGGTATGCAGAGTTCTTTGGTGTTTGGAATGAACACCATGAAGATTACAAGTGGCAATCACTTTCCAACGCTTGCGCTCAACAGAATGTTGATGTGTCTGACTTAACGGCGCACCGTGCACTGGCTGATTGTGAAATGACTCGTCGATTAATTCACGCCGTTAACTCACAGATTGAAAACCAAAACAATCAAAACTGTGACAGCGTCACCAAGCCTAGTTCAGAGGATTAATCCATGAACGAAGCTCAAATCATCTATTACGACTTGCTGCCTGACTACACGGTTTCTGTGTTGGTCAAAGGTTGCGACGAATGGGATTTGCTTAAATCCATGTCTCATCTTGAGTCTTGGGCTTCGTCTCAGTTCGCTTCTTATGAGTTGGTGTCCATCACCAACACGACTGTTGAACAACGTATCAATATGGGGGTGTTCGATGACTACTGCAACTAACATCCTTAAAAGTTTCGATGAGCAAAGCGTTCATATCGACTACCTGTGTTTTACGTTTGCCGTGAAGGATTTACGTCATTGTCACGATGCCGTTCGTCGATTGCACAAGCATGAGGAATACAAAGGCTTTGCCAAATCTGGACTGTTACAGCGTCACTGTCGTGCACCTAAGTTCCCTGCTCCACCTGTGTTTAATCCGACGGTCGCTCAGACTTCCGATGAGATTGATGCGTACAACAAAGCGTTTGATATCTGCTATCGCAATTACTTGGAAGATTGCTTGCGTATCTTCACCAATCAAGTGCTTGGTTTGTCGCTGTCTGCGCCTCGTGGTTTGGGTTTCCAGTTCTACACCGAATCCATGAAACTGACTTCGCCAGATGGTGAGGACTTCTGCGGCTTCGTTGGTATCGGCGGTAACAATGACACGGTGCATTTCCAAATCAACGGAACGGGATGCAAGCATGTATTTGCCCGTCGTCCTACGTGGTCGCTACATGACTGGCTGACCAATGTACTTGGTGTGCAAACTTTGGCGCGTGTTGACTTGGCCTATGACGATTACGACGGGATTTTTGATTGCGAATACGCTTACAAGGCGTGGCGTGACGACTGTTTCCGCACCGCAGAACGTGGTCGTGGCCCTGTGCTTCATGAAGATATGACCATTGCCAGTATCGGCAAAGACGGCAAACCGATTTACACCAAAGAGCAATACTCGATTGGTTCGCGTACCTCGCGCATTTACTGGCGTATCTACAACAAGGCTCTTGAGCAGAAACTCGCGAACACTGGCCTTGTCTGGTATCGCTCTGAGGTCGAGCTTAAAAAATGGAATGTTGATGTGTTGCTGAATCCTGCTGGCGCGTATGCCGCGCTGAATGATTTCGCAGCCTCGATTTCTACTGCAAAGAAATTCAATACCAAACCTGTCCCGACTAAACGCGCGGCGTTAGACCTGTTGGCCTCTGCGCACTGGATGCGTCGCCAGTACGGGAAAATTCTGAACTCTTTAATCGAATTCCATGAGGGCGACATTGAAACCGTGGTTGGTTCCCTTGTCCGTGATGGAACTAAATTCACCTTCCCCGATACCTACGGCAAGTTGGTGACTCACATATTGGAGACTTAACAAATGGCTAAATCCGTTTTTGTACTTGGCATGGATATCACTTGGAACTCAGCACGTGGCGACAGTGCTCAACTGAACGTGTCACGTCCTCTACGTGAAATCAACTCAGAGAAATTCAAACGCCGCACTATCGGTGAATCAGGTGATGTGAATCCCCAATGGGATCAACCTTTGATGATTGACCATGAATATGCCCTGCTTCTTGAGCGCACTGGCGCTCTCGTTCCTCGCCGTGAATACCAATTGCGCTTGGAGATTAACCCAGAAGACCCATTGGCAGGCGCTATCGTGACTGAGCTTATTCCAGTCGACCAAGAAATTAAGAAGCACTTCGAGGCTTCAATGAAACCCGTTCAAGGCTAAAAAATGTCTGTATGCGTCACCGTCGTTAACCAGTATGGCAATTTGAAAGCAACGAAAACGCCTGTTGCGGATTGCCAAGAATACGTGCTGATTTCGGCGGTGGACTACCAAGAATATAAGGAACCAGTCCTCTTCAACGGTGACTTGTTCCTGTATGTCAGTGGCGTGCTCTTGATCAACATGGTCGTTGGTCACTGGGTGGGTCGTGTTGTTCGCCTTATGAGTAAAAGGTAAATCTTATGAAAAAACTAGAACTTGTTGTAAATAACGTAAAACACGCAGTAGTAAACAAAAAGACCGCAGCTGGCGCTGCTCTTATGGTCGCGTCTGTCTCTCCGGCGTTCGCTGAAGTCGATATCACGGGCGCAATCAACTCTGCGGTATCCGGTGGTCAAGCTAACGTATCACTGGTTGTGGCGGGGCTGATTGGTATGGCTGCACTGGGCTTTGGTGTGACCATGGTTGTTGGCTTCTTACGTCGCTAACGGTTCACCTCTATGCCTCCTTTATCGGGTAATTTACTTGGAGATGTTCTCGCTATCGTTCTAGGTGTTGCCTTTGCGGGGGCATTCCTCCACGGCTTTGTGAGTGGCATCAATACTCACTAATCAACGGATAAAGGGGGCTTCGGCTCCCTTTTTTATTGGTTTTATACAATGAATCACTATCTCCGTTTTTTTATTGCCCTTGTTATTCTATGCGCTAGTCATCATACGTATGCTTTAGAAGCGCGTATTAGTCATATGCAAATGAGGGGGTGTGGCTCTCAAGGTGATTGGGTTGACCCTTACAAGGTGAATACTTGTTTTTTGGATACTGGGTATTTCGACTCATGCACATTTGAGAAGACATCATATGCTAATGCTCGCGATCCCTATCAAACAGTTTGTGATAATGGGCTCGGTCTTTCTTATTCTGAGGTTCGTTGTCCAGAAAATAGCGAATTTGACCCTTCAACCTTACGTTGTAAATCGGTTTGTGAATATGGCAAGAACCCTGACGGCACCTGCATGGATGCTTGCCAGTTCAAACAGTCCATTGGTGATACGGTGAAATTGCATTGGCACCCTGCCATATACGGTGAACTGGTGACAGGCGCGTGCTACGGAGACTACGGTGCCACTCGATGCGAAGTGACCAAAAACGAATCCACCATTATTTGTACTGGCGTTCCTGATGGACAGTACACGCCCGACTCTCAATGCTCTCTGCGCTTTGCTTACACTGGGCGTCAGTGTGACGGTGGCACACTTTTCTGGGGTGTGAATGGGCCTGATGAACCCATCATTCCACCGGATACGCCAGAAGACCCAACCCATGACCCCGATGACCCAACCGATGAGATTGAAGACCCAACTGTCCTACCCGACGATTCAACCAACACGGTTAATCCCGGTGTCGTTGATGATAAACCGGATGTAGAAGACCCTGACACGGATGAATCGACAGACACGGCAGTCCTTTCTGCTATTAAAGGGCTTAACGTGGATGTGAACAAAGGCATTCATGATCTTAACGTCGATATCAACCAGTCACACGCTGACATCACCAACGCGGTTATTGATGTGAAAGGCTCTTTGGTCGATAACACCCAAGCCATTCAAGAGCAGCAAATCAATGACAACAAGATTTATAACAACACCAAGGCACTCATCCAACAGGCCAACGGCGATATCACTACGGCGGTGAACAACAATACCAACGCGACCATTGGTATTCGTAACGATTTAAAAGGGCTTGGTGATTCAATGGGCGAACTCGATAGCAGCTTAAATGCGATTGAGGGTCTATTGACTGGCTCAGAGTTTGGCACACCTACAGGCACCGCTATCACTGGCGAAATCTTTACGGCAGAAGACTTTGCCAACCTGCAAACCACGATAGATGAAAAAGCCGAATCCATCCAAGGCTATGTGGACGACATTAAAGGCTTAATCACTATCGGTACCAACTTCAACAACGGCACATTAAGCGACAAGTCTTTCAATATCAAAGGCGCAACCGTTGAATCAGGACTACAGCGTTTTGATGCGGTATCGGGTTATGTGCGCCCTGTCGTGCTGTTCATTTGTGCCTTAATCGCCCTTTGGGTTCTGTTTGGTAATCGGAGTAAATAACATGGAATACATCTACTCGGCATTAGAGTTTATTGCCAACATTGGGCAAACCTTTCTCGACTTCTTTGATGTGGCGATTGAATGGATAAAGAACGCGTTTGAATACGGCGCGATGTGGCTTATCTCGGTATGGCTCGATATCAAGATTGCCTCGATACAAATCGCGCTCAAGATTGCGCAGCTGCTGCTCGAAGAATATGGCGTCTATACGCTTGTCGAAGACCGCTTTAATGCGCTTCCCTCTGACGTTCGTTATATCTTGACCGAATACGGCGTCACCTCTGGGCTACGTGTCATCTTTGATGCGTTCGCTACGTCTTTAGTTATGCGTTTCTTTAACTGGTGATTGAATGGCTACTTCATTTCGATACGGTCACGGTGGCTCTTACAAATCGGCTTGCGCCGTGTGGTTTGACTTACTGCCTGCACTGCGTGAAGGTCGAATTTGCATTACGAACATTCATGGTATGCAGCCACTTGAAGTGATTGAACAACGCCTTGGTGAAAAGTTTCCTGATACGGCTCGGCTCATTCGCATTAGCTCTCGCAATCCTGAAGGCTTCGAGCTTTGGAAATACTTTTTCTGTTGGGCGCCCATTGGGGCATTCATCCTCATTGATGAGTGTCAGCAAATCTTCTCGGTCAATGCAGGTTTCAAAATGGCGAACATACACAAGCGCCCTTTCACTGACTTTGAGCCTCACTTACCGGAAGGATTCTCCGAGCTGTTTCACTCTCGTTGGCTAACGATTGATACATCCAGTTTGGACAATGGCGAGATAGACGATTGCCAGCGCACACGTTTTGATGAGCAAGGGCGCATCATCTATCCAGAGAACTTTAACAACGCCTTTATGGAGCACCGGCACTACAACTGGGATATTGTGTTGCTCACGCCTGACTTTGCTCAAATCCCGAAAGAGTTAAAAGGTGTTGCGGAGTTGGCCAAGCAACATAAGGGTAAAGATGGGATCTTCTTTTCCAACCGCAAACCGCGCATCTTGGAACATGACCCGACTCGAACGGTCACCAAACCAAGCAAAGACGATGTGGTTTATAACCTCAAGGTGCCGCTTGATGTCCACCTACTCTACGCCTCGACCGTCACGGGGCAAATCACCAAGTCGGGGCTTGGAAAGAACATCTTTCTTAACCCGAAATTCTTAGCAGCTATGGCACTGGTCGTGCTTTCATTTGGGTACTTAGTTTATGCGCTTATTGGTATGGTTTCTGATTCTGAGACGACAACTGCGGAAGGAACGCAGCTTCATCAAACTTCGCAGCAAGGTGGCGTTTCGACTTCGCAAGGTCAAGCTCGTCCTGGTCAAAGTGGTTCGCCTGGTTCTGTCATGGGTTCTAGTGGTTCTGGCTGTACGGGTTCTGGTTGCGGGAATGAGTCTTATCATGACGTAGGCACGGTTCCTGCTTGGTTCCCACTGGCGAACTCAGAAAGTATCTATGTCTCTGCGGTGGAACGTTGGCACAAAGCCACCTCGATACACGTCAACGTGCATTTTGAGGTTGTCACACCGCGCGGTGTGACTTACCTCGATGACGGATTCCTAAATAAGTTGGGCGTAAAGATGGAATATCTGGACGATTGCCTCGTCCAGCTGTCCCACGGCGCATCCAACTTCTATGTCACGTGTTCGCCGTATGAGCAATATGCACAACGGCAAGAGCAAGATATTGAACTCAAACCTGTTGGCGGTTTGTTTAGTGGAGACGAAACCTAATGAATGAATACGTAACGCATGGGCAGCTGGTTGAAATCATCGAGCTGTTTGATCATCTCTCGATAGTGAATGCAGTCATTGTGGTAATCGTGTATGACCTTGCGAGATACCTCCTAGGCAAACTGGTCGACTACTTCAATTAAAGGCACGGTGCCAGCCCCGCAGGGATAAGGAGTTGCGGAGCGACGACGAGGCACCAAGCCGCCCACCATAGCAAAACCTAGCCTCATCACTTAATCGGCGCGGTTAGTAGCCCAAAGCTATTTGGATGCTGCCGCCCTCCTTCCTGCTAGACCAGCCTTGCAGAGACTATCCACACCAAAGGCGCGTTAACCTACTGGAACGCTGCATACTCACAACGTCAAAGCTTTGCGAGTGTCGAGCAATGCTTATTCTTCTTTTCTGGGTTCTCTCCGACGGACGCGCGGAGCAAGTGAGGACGGGCTAGGACGATTGCGCGACGTGCGGCGGGAGGTCAAACCCCCGAATCTGTATTACGGGGGTAAATTCCACCAAACTTCAACAGTCTTAAGAAACTAATATGCAATTAGGCTATTTTATTGAAACTATAATGGAGAACGATTGATGCATTGGTATAGTTTCGGCACAATACATGGGCAGAAACTAGTTTAATAAGACTCAAAACATCAGGTAAACCATGAGAAAACGATATATCGAATTAGACAACCTGTGGTGTCACAAGAAACTTGCGGTATCTGCAATTATGGAACATTTGAAAAATAATGAACCAAGTTCCTACTATCTGAATGCACAGTTTAATGAAGGCTGGGTGATCGATAATTATGATGAAAGTTACACTGTGAGTATGTCATTTTCTGTATATGAGGATAGTGTGGATTCTAATATAGATGTTCATCTTCAAGTTTTTGTTAAAAAAAATGATGTAGTTGGCTCAGTAATTAGAAGATGATTTATGTTGTAAAAATGCTCTTAACAAAGTGTGCTGTAGGGATTTTTTACGCTTGGTATTTTTACTTTTATTTTTGTTTAAGGTCGCTCACTACCTAACAGGACGTTCGTAGTCAGTTAGAATCATCCTTGTGTAAAAGCAGTAAATTGACATGGCGATTATATATAGACAATCCGGCTTATCTTTGCCTAAAGAGAGAATCAAAATTCAAATTGAACGTGGCCGTATAACAGAAGAAATTAGTTTATTATTGGAACAAGAATTAGTCGAAGTTGAATCTGTTAAACCAAACTCTTGGGATGTGAAGTTTATAAAGAGTATGATTAGAAATAGTCGTAGACTTACTGAGCCACAAAAACGTCAGTTAACGAGAATTTTACAAAATCATATTATTGCCGAAGAATATCCTAACGGGATTGAGTTCAGTTGAAGCAAACTACTAATAGACGGCTAGTGACTCCTAACGCGTGGCATGTTTTTCTCCGCGTTTTTTTTCTTTTTATTCTTGATCCTATAAGCACTTAACCGTAGCCTATGTGCGCTAGGTTTTATATGTCAAGGGTATGAAATGGCTAAGTTTTTAAATACAAGTGCTACAAACTACTATCTCGAAGAGCTTATCAAGAACGCATCGGAAAGGCTGATTCTTATTAGCCCTTTTCTTAAGCTTAATGATCGAATTCGAGAGCTTTTGGAAGACAAGGACCGATTAAAAATCGACATCAGAATTGTCTATGGTAAAAGCGAATTACAACCTGATGAGATTAACTGGCTGAAAGGTCTCTCCTTTGTGCGCACCAGCTTTTGTAAAAACCTCCATGCAAAGTGCTACATGAATGAAAGTGCTTGTATCATTACAAGTTTAAACCTCTATGAGTTCAGCCAAGTAAACAATAACGAAATGGGTATCTTCATTGATCGTGATGAAGACCCGAATGTCTACAAAGACTCCTATGAGGAAGCGCAACGTATTATTCGTATTAGTGATGAAGTTAGAATCTCGTTAGAGAAAGTTCAAGCTGCTAATTTAGATACGGAAGCTACTGAAGAGCCTGTTACAGAGAATGAACTAATTAAACTCAGCTCTTCTAAGTTAGCTAAAAAGCACAAACTTAAAACAGATGAGTTTCTCAGCTTGTGTGTTAATAAAGGATACTTAACGTTAGATGACGGAAAGCACTCATTAACCGATGAAGGTAAATCCTCAGGTGGTGAGTTTAAATACAGCAAACGTTTCGGTCCATATTTTGTCTGGCCAGAGTCATTAGAGGTTGAATAGAAAAATAAGGCTCCTGTTGGAGCCTTCAATCACACTATTTTCTTTAGTACTCTTGCATACTTCAATATTTGGTGAGCAACCTTTATATCATTCGATGCACCTAACTCAAGTAAAGCAACCCCAATCAATACTTGCTGCGCAGTAACCAACTGTCCTGTTGGCAGCTCTAATCGGTCATGCCTCATTACGAAGTTTTCCCAATCTTCACAAGAGCTCAATTCCCTACCCTTATTCATCCTCATCAAGCGTTTACACTCTGGAGGAATGGATTTTCCTTTGTCCCATTCTTTGACCGTTCTCACATTTTTTAAACAAAGTTTGGCAGCTTCTTCGACGGTTAAACCACATTCAAATTCACGAAAAATATAGTTTTTAGTCATTTCGTGATACTTCATTGAATTGTCCCTCAAAAGAGAGACATTTTATAGGATACGCATATGCAATCGCATTCAACATAAGCGCCCATAATGCGCACCAAGGGGTGGTTTGTTAACAAAGGCTAACTCTTTGATTAAGCCTTTCATAAGTGTCTGATAACCAAGCCGTAATTTTTTATTTTGTCGATTTCCATAACGCAAGTTGCTTGTACTATTCGTGACGTTCGTTTTGTGCAATCAACGAAAAACCACTAAAACCCTGACCGCCACATAATGTTGCGTTCGGTAACGCCCAAAACAACAAGAAAAATATTTTTAGTCAGTTATTCAATATGCGAGCGTTGTCATGTTTCACGAATCACTCCGCACACTCTTTTGGCGTGAGTTTGCCTCCATCAAGCAAGGCGCTGAATATTTTCACGTATCCAAACCCACGATTACTCGTTGGCTTGATGGCACAGTTCCTATCAATCCAATGGCAGAAAAACTACTGTTGATTAAAGCACTTGGTTATTTGCCTAATGATTTGCGTTGGTCTGGGTTTCGTATCTGTGAGAAACGAGCTGTGTTTATCACGCCGTCCGGTCGTGAGTTCAGCCCTAAGGAATTGGAAAGCTTTGTGTTCTGGCGTGACGAACATCGTCAGTTTGTGGAAATGTACGGACACATTGAGTATCCCAAGGTCTATCCTGCAAAGGAAAACGTTTTACCGTTTCGTGGCGGCCGTAGAATGAACGCCGCAGAATGTCTTGCTGATTGTAAACTGAAGGTTCACGAACCAGTTGTTATATGTATGCGGATATATTTTTCAGGATATTTGTAA